GGTTATGGAACTGGTGGGGAATCATCAGGATCTGGAGGTGGTGGTGGCTCTGGATACACAAGTTCATTATCATCTATAGCAGTTACCCCAGGAGAAACTTTAACTATTACAGTTGGCGCTGGCGGAGCTTCAGGTCCACCACACTATTCTAGGGATGGTGGAGGTGGAGGAGGCAATGGTGGCGCTAGTCTATTAAGAAGAGGTGCTTCTACTTTACTTACAGCAGCTGGCGGTAATGGCGGAACTGGCGGTAGAGAAGGTTTAAACGTAGCGGGTGGAACTGGATTTAATAATGGTGGAAACGGAGTAGCTGCTAGTTATGCTATAACAGCTGGTGGTAATGGTGGGGCAAGTACACTAGCACCCGGAGCCGTGGGTGTTGCGAGCGGTGGCGGTGGCGGCGGATTTGCTGGAATTACACCAGCACCTTCAGGAACTTTAGGAGCAGGTGGTGCTGGTGGCGGCGCCAGTGATCAAGTTGGTTCAGGTCCTGGTGGAGATCAAGGTGCTCCTGGTGGAACTGGCGGAGCTGGATATGTTTCTATTACCCCTATAAATTCTAATATAATCACATATAGTACTCCTGGTACATATACACTCACAGTTCCTGCGGGAATTACATCTATAAATGCTATTATGGTTGGCGGTGGTGGAGGTGGAAGCAGCGCTAATAGTGGATGTAATTATGGAGCAAGTAATAGTGGAGGCGGTGGAGGTGGTGGTGGTGGATACAGATCACAAGCAATCTCAGTTACTCCTGGAAATGTTTTAACTATTACAGTTGGCGCTGGCGGTGCAGGTGGAGATTCTGCTTCTACTTGTTATTATGGAACAAGTGGAGCTAATGGAGGTACTAGTTCTATAGCATCATCATTGTTCTCAACTATAACAGCAACCGGTGGAGCTGGTGCTACTCCTGGCTGGGAATTTAATGGTGGTCCTGCATACGGCGGTAACCAAACACAAAATAGCCCTGGTGTTCGTAATGGGGGTTTTGGTGGATTACCTGGAGGTAATAACGGAGCATTTGGTGGAAATCAAGGAAATCCTACAAATGGAGCTGGCGGAGCTTCATTATATTCTGGTTATGGCAAAGGTGGTGACGGCGGAAGACCAACAAATTCTGGAACAAATGGAATAGTTGTAATCTCATATGGATACACATCTTAATAACATATAAATAATAACTATGGCAGCGATAACAAATTTATACATAGATGCAGGATCAACTTTTAGTGCTATTATAACTTGTAAAGGTTCAGATGGATTACCATTAAACCTTACAGGATATACCGTGGCTTCTCAAATTAGAAAATCATATGCATCTCCAATAGCGTATAGTTTAAATCCAACTATATATTCAGCAGTGGCTGGTAAGATAAGAATAACACTTTCACATACTCAGTCATCTGCTATAAAGGCTGGTAGATATATGCACGACATCGAAATTACTTCCCCCACAGGAGAAAAACAACGAGTTGCTGAAGGTATTGTCATTGTAACCCCAGAAATTACTAAGGTGTAATAAATGGCAGATGATATCTACGTAACGGTTGAGACTGAGCAACTTGTACAAACTACCGTTATTGGTGAACAAGGGCCAGGGGGAGCAACTGGTTTTACAGGATCTCAAGGCGTAGGTTTTACAGGTTCTGCTTCCACTATACCAGGTTTTACTGGTTCACAAGGCTATACAGGTTCACAAGGTGCAGGATTTACTGGATCACAGGGAGATATTGGATACACTGGATCTCAGGGTATAATAGGTTTTACTGGATCTAAAGGCACAGATGGTACAATTGGAGTTGATGGTTATACAGGATCTCAGGGTGATATTGGATACACTGGATCTCAGGGTATAATAGGTTTTACTGGATCTCAAGGTATACAAGGTTATACCGGATCTCAAGGAGATATTGGTTATACAGGATCACAAGGTGTTGTTGGTTTTACAGGATCCCAAGGTGATATTGGATTTACAGGATCAAAAGGTGATATTGGATTCACTGGATCAAAAGGTGATATTGGATTCACTGGATCTCAAGGTATACAAGGATTTACCGGATCTCAAGGTGATATTGGTTTTACAGGTTCTATAGGCTTTACCGGTTCTCAGGGAATAGGTTTTACAGGTTCTCAAGGTGTAATAGGTTATACCGGATCTAAAGGAGAACAAGGTACATTTGGTGGAGCCGCATTTGACTACACATTTGATACTGATACTACAGATTCTGACCCAACAGATGGTTATTTAAGATTAAATAACATAGTACTATCTTCTGCTAATCAATTGTTCATTCATGAAAATGATGACAATTTGGTTTCTATATACAATTATTTACAGACCATCGATGATTCTACGTCATCTATCAAAGGTCACTTCACAATAACCGAAAAGACTAACCCAAACAATTATGCAATGTTTGCGATTGTTGGGGCTCATACACATGACACCGAATATTTTAAAGTTCCAGTGTCATGGTTATCAGGCGCAACTTCATTTACCGATAATCTAGATATCATTATTACATTTGCCAGAACTGGTGATCGCGGCGATACTGGTTATGTTGGTTCACAAGGTATACAAGGATTTACCGGATCTCAAGGTGATATTGGATACACGGGATCTCAAGGTATACAAGGTTATACAGGATCTCAAGGTGTTATTGGTTTTACAGGTTCTGAAGGTATACAAGGATTCACCGGATCTCAGGGAGATATTGGATATACAGGTAGTAAAGGTGATACTGGATTCACCGGATCTCAGGGAGATATTGGATATACAGGTAGTAAAGGTGATATTGGTTATACAGGATCTAAAGGTGATAAAGGATTAAATTGGTTAGGTCCTTATGATAACTTTTATGTTTATACTGTTAATGATGCTGTAGAATATTTAGGCAGTACTTATATTATGGTGGTTGCTGTAGGTGGAGCTGGATATGATCCTATAGGTTATCCATCATATTGGGATTTATTAGCTGAGAAAGGTTTTACTGGATCCAAGGGAGATATAGGTTTTACAGGTTCTCAAGGAGATGTTGGTTTTACCGGATCTCAAGGAGATATAGGCTACAGCGGATCTCAAGGCATACAAGGTTTTACAGGTTCTCAAGGAGATGTTGGTTTTACCGGATCTAAAGGAGACATTGGATACACTGGATCAAGAGGTTCAGACGGAACATCTGTAACGATTCTTGGTACAGTTGCAAATGAATCATCATTACCAGGTTATCCATCATCATATACAGGAGCAATTGGTGACGGATATATTGTTACTGGCAACTTGTATGTTTGGGATGGTGATTCATGGAATAATGTTGGTCCTATTCAAGGTCCTATAGGTTACACAGGATCAAAAGGTGATATTGGTTACACAGGATCTAAAGGTGCAGATGGTACAATTGGAGTTGATGGTTATACAGGAAGTCAAGGTTACACCGGATCTCAAGGTGTTGGTTTCACTGGTTCTCAAGGTATACAAGGTTATACAGGATCTAGGGCAAATGTATTCACTAGTGAAACCGCTCCAGTATCTCCGTTTGCTGGAGATTTTTGGTGGGATACTACTAGTGGTAAATTAAAAATCTGGTATGTAGATACCGATAGTAGCCAATGGGTTGATTCAATCGCAGGAACTCAAGGTTATACTGGATCTCAAGGACCAATCGGTTATACTGGTTCTACAGGTGATATCGACGGCGGTACTTACTAAGTTTTTCTAACGAAGTGGTAATCGCCATCTGGTCCGTTATTAGAAAATAATGGCGTCTTTAATTCAAATCCAATAGAATCTAAATAAGCAATAACTTCTTCTCTTAACGGAGCTCCCTTATTATATTCAACTTTTTGTAGCTCTAAAATTAAATGTTTAACACTCTTTAAAGTTTGTTTAGCACCTTTAAGTACATCTAACTCAGCTCCTTGAACGTCCATCTTAATCATATCAGGTGGAGGAAAATCCTTAAGTGCAACAACAGAATCTAATGTAATAGACTTATAATGTCTTATATGTGATTCATTAAAGTACTTGTCAACTTCTGAATTAAATTGCTCATTCTCACGGTAATAACTATTACCTCCTGGATGAGTATCATTCTGATAGAACTCAATATCCTTATCGTCTACATCAGATAATAATCCAATATGATAAGGTATATTATTTTCTTGGAATATTGGTTCAGATGAATCCATTGCTTCAAACGCATAAAAGTTAGAATTATTCCAAATGTTCTTAGCCACTTTTGTCCAATGTAATACACATGCTCCAATATCATAAACTACAAGCGGTTCTACTCCATCACCCTTCATCTTCTTTAAATAATCAACATGTGTTTTTGGTAATAGGTCCATATTGCCAAGATCTCTTAAACGTTCAGTTTTACTAAAGTCAGGAACTGAATCAGCCACTTTAAATGAACTAGAACCATGATGTTCACATAGGATCGTAGTATCAGCATATAGTTTAAATCCTTTTTCTCGGGCTTTTCTACAGAAGTCTACATCTTCAGATATAGTTTGTCTATGGTCAAGAGCAGAATGATAAACAAAGTATGGATATCCAATTGCACGAATGACTTCAGATTTAACTAACACACATCCAAATCCACATCCAGCAATCTCAACTAGTGGAATATTACGTATATGCTGGTATGGTATATTGTTTACTCCTCCATGAGCATTTTTTTCGTAAACTTCAAGTGTATGAGTTCCTGGAATGCGCTGAATATATAACCCAGAAACAATATCCTTATCATGAGCTATAAGTTTTTTAAGAGTATCGGGAGCAAATGATATATCGCTATCTACAGAAAATAAGTAATCATATTTTTCTGCCCAAGATGCAATTAAGTTACGAACCTGATCGATGTTATATCCATAAAAATATTGGAATGTTGTTTTATAACCTTCTGGAACTTCTAAATCATATATTGCCTTATACGTTTGAGGTTCTATATACTTTGCTGTTGGTATAGCAATTAAAATTGTTTTCACTGGGACTTTCTCCTTTGGTTTTTCATTACCTAATATTTTGTTTGCAGTTTTTGTCTGTTCTTCACCATTAATCTTATAATCGTTTAATGGGTTTATGTCATTATAGTTATAAACAACATCAGTAACTACTTTTACTTTTGTTGGATCTGCTGCTTCGATGACTTTGTAGAATAATGCGCCGTCTCCTCCAGCTTTGAACCAATTTCCATCTTCATCTTGCAGATCTCTTGATTTAACAGCATTAAACAGATACTTCTTAAATGTTCTTAAATGAGTATAAGGCATATTCCAATTAAACTTATGTTTACGATATGACTTAGTTCTTTTAACTTCTTCTGGATAATGTTGAGCAATTAATGGTATATTATCAATCATAGACCAGCATGATCCATATGTAAACTCAGTAGTTCCATCATATAAGTTATTATAGAAGTGAAATATCTGGTTATCATTAACCAATGAATCATCTCCATCTAATAATATAACTATATCATCATCTTTACCATGTTCAGTTATAGCTGCATAATGATTAAATGGAGCTCCAAAATTATTAGAGTTTCTATATACATCAATCTTACTTGTCTGATACTTACTTGCAATATCATATGTTTTATCAGTTGATGCATCGTCGATAATAACCATCTTCCAATTATCATAGTCTTGAGTAATGACTGATTCGATACACTTCTCAATATACTTCTCAGAATTATAAACTGGGGTTACTATAAGAATTCTTTGTTGTGCATTTCTTGGTAAATAATTCTCTTCATAATTATAGAATCTACGGCCATATACTTTATGAATTCTTTGATTGAATTGTGAAACTTGGCGATATTCGTTCACAGGCATATATTTGCCAAGTTTCTTATAGATATGTTGCTTCCATTGAAGTGCTACTCCATCCCAGCCACAGATATCTTTTACGATGTTACAATAATACATCTTTTGCTGATGTAGGTATCTGTTATTATTTGCTGCAACAACTGTAGCAATAAACTTCTGTTCTTGCAATTCTGAATTTATATGTGGATATAATCCATTAGGTTCGATTGGATAGTCTATATGATAGCATGCTTCAGCAACAGCAGTTTCTTCAAGAGCGCCAAATCTGGTGGTAATTAATGGTGTGTTATAGATTAAAGATTCTAATGTCGATATACCAAAGGTTTCTGGAAATGCTCCTGGAAATAAGAAAAAGCTAGCTCTTGCAAGTATATCTGCAATTTCAGACTGCTTAATGATTCCAGTAAATTCTACATCCAACTTTGCATATTTAGGATCAGCAACAAGTTCTCTCCATTTTTTCTCTTGTTCATCAGGAGCTGCGTTTTCTCTAAATCTATAATATCCACCAATGACCTTTAATTTTGCTTGAGGTATCTGTTGTTTAATTCTTTCCCACATCTTTTCTACAAGAGGTAGCATACCTTTTGTTACTGATGCATTATAAACATATAAGAATGGATCTTTTGCTGCTACGTTTACATCCTTGTTATAGACTACTGCTCCATTTCTTGTATGGAATATATGTTTCTTAAGTACTTCTGGCATGCGCTTACGGCCATGATCGCATGTACTAATGTATGTAGTATGCCAGTCAGATAACGTAAATAGTTCATGGATATCTCCATGAGTTATCATATCTTCTATCAGGTGGTCGCCTGTACAGAAAGTATCATGCATCCATACAGCACGAAGTTTTGCATTGTCTTTGATTTGTTTATATCGTTGAGGATTTAAATGTGGAAACTGTTTCCATAATTCAGGATGAAGGAAAGGAACAACAGTTCTTGAAGAGATAACTACATCAAATTTATAATCATTAGGCTCATCTAGTCTTACATGGTCTACATATTTTACACCATCAAATACTCCCTCTTTAGATTCTTTATCGATACAGTTATTAAACACTGTAACATCAAATCCTACACGAGCAAGTTCTTTTGACAAGAGAATAACAGCGGATTCAGAACCACCTAAACCTCGTTTAGATAGTGTATCCCCATCATAAGTCAATCCAATAATATCAATAATAGCAACAGAAACCATATTCAACCTTGATTATAAATTCATATAAATAGATTATATCACTATAACGTTTTATAGTACAATTATTTTTTATTTATAGACCCGGCTATATAGCCAAATAAAGGGAAGCCATATGGCGTTGATACGAATCAAGCGTAGTTCAGTCGCTGGAAAGAAACCGACCACATTACAGATACAATTAGGTGAACTAGCCGTCAATACTACAGATGGTAAGTTATACTTAAAAAAGGATCAAGCCGGCTCTGAGGAAATTGTAGAGATTGGTTCTCAGGCCATCACTCCTTCAACAACACCTCCTGCTTTACCAACTGATTCATCTCTCTGGTATGATACCACAACAGGTAAGACATATGTCTACTATGATGATGGTACCAGTTCACAATGGGTATTATTCTCAGATCCAACAATTACTGATGGCGAACAAGGCTATACTGGTTCAGCCGGTGCTGGTTTTACTGGGTCACGTGGTTCAGATGGTTATACAGGTTCTCAAGGAACTCTTGGTTATACTGGTTCAGCCGGTGCTGGTTTTACTGGGTCACGTGGAGATACTGGTTTTACAGGCTCAGTAGGTTTTACTGGATCACAAGGTGCAGGATTTACTGGATCACAAGGTGATGTAGGTTTTACAGGTTCAGTTGGGTTTACTGGATCAAAAGGAGACGTAGGTTTTACTGGATCTCAAGGTGATATTGGTTTTACCGGATCTAAAGGCGATATTGGTTTTACTGGGTCTGCTGGATTCACTGGATCAAAAGGTGATATAGGATTTACTGGATCTAAAGGAGACATAGGTTTTACAGGCAGTCAAGGTGATGTTGGCTTTACCGGATCTGTAGGATTTGTAGGTTCTCAAGGTGTTATTGGTTTTACCGGTAGCCAAGGAGATATAGGATTTACTGGATCTAAAGGAGATACTGGTTTTACGGGATCTGTTGGATTCACTGGATCTCAAGGCGACGTTGGTTTTACTGGATCTCAAGGCGACGTTGGTTTTACCGGATCTAAAGGGGATATTGGTTTTACTGGGTCTATAGGATTCACTGGATCAAAAGGTAATGATGGTACATCTGTTACGTTGAAAGGTTCAGTTCCAACTGTTGCTGATTTAGATGATATAGTTAGCCCAGCTGTTGGTGACTTATATATCGTACTTGCAAATGGTGATGGTTATGTTTATAATGGTTCAACATGGGACAGTGTTGGCCCTATTCAAGGTCCTATAGGTTATACTGGGTCAGTTGGCTTTACCGGTTCTCAGGGAGCAGGTTTTACAGGTTCTCAAGGAACTACAGGGTTTACTGGAAGTCAAGGCGACGTTGGCTTTACAGGATCTGTAGGTTTTACAGGTAGTCAAGGTGTTGGTTTCACTGGTAGTCAAGGAGATGTAGGTTTTACTGGATCTGCAGGATTTACCGGATCTAGAGGAGATGTAGGTTTCACTGGTAGTCAAGGAACTACAGGATTTACCGGATCTCAAGGTGATGTTGGCTTTACAGGATCTGTAGGATTTACCGGATCTAGAGGAGATGTTGGTTTCACAGGCAGTCAAGGTGACGTAGGTTTTACTGGTTCTACTGGATTCACTGGTAGTCAAGGTGCTGGTTTTACTGGATCTAAAGGAGACATAGGTTTTACCGGATCTCAAGGTGATGTTGGCTTTACAGGTTCTACTGGATTCACTGGTAGTCAAGGTGCTGGTTTTACTGGTTCTCAAGGTGTTGGTTTTACTGGTAGTCAAGGAAGTGCTGCTCCTAAATCATTATCTATTATTGACCCAACTGCAGCCGAAGACATAACGTTCTTCTATACAACACAAACTATCAACCTCTCTGAAGTTCGTGCGGTACTAAGAGGATCTGGTGGTCAGTCAGTAACATATCAAATTTTTTATGGATCTGATCGAAGTGCTGCTGGTACCGCAGTGATCAATTCTTCTACAGTAACAAGTATAACCACAGGAGCCACCGCTACTATAGCAGCAACTATACCAGCAGGTACTTATGTATGGTTAACAACTTCAGCCGTAGCAGGAACAGTAAACGAATTTAGTGTAACTTTAACATTCTAAGGTGAGTATATATGATTCCGATTTATCCAATTGGTTATCCAGATAGCGTTAACCCAAATGAAGACCATGTGGTAATATTTGCTCCAGTTGAAGGTGATTCTCAACCTAAATTAAAAAGAACTGGATATTGCAGCAGATGTGGAGATTGTTGCGATGATAATGAAAATATTTTTGCAGAAGTAGATGGAAATGGCGAACCTAATCCATTAGTCCAAGTTGTTCCGGGAAAATGTGCATATTTTAGAATTATGGAAGATGGATTAGCTGGTTGTGTAGGTAGAGATACATTATATTACAAGAATGGTTGTAATATTTCTCCATCACACCCATCTTCTATAGTAAATTGGCCAAATTGCACTTATAAATTTGAGGTGCTAGATGGCGAGTAAGACATGGACTCTTAGACAAGTTGCTACAGGCGGTACTCCAGCTAACGTATTATGGTGGGATCCAACTAGAGCTACAGCTCCCGCACAAGCAACATCAGCATCAGGTTGGACCGTAGGTAAAGTTGCAGCTGCATCTGGATATTCAAACTTAGTACAAGGTACTGAACGGGCCACCGGTACATTTTCTACAACTATTGTACCGAATGCAACTGCACCTACAGCCACAGGTAGTTTTGCTGCAACCGCAACATTTACTCCACCAACGTTGATATATGATACAAACTCTATATCAACATTATATGAATATAATGGAGTATTTACAGCAGGTAACTGGGTATTTACTTTTCCAGTAATAGCAGTGTCGCAGTCTGTAACAGGCGCAGGCCGTATAAACTTACGTGTGTTTAAAGCTTCACGCAGTGGTACTAATGCTTTTAACACAGCAACAGAGCTTACAGCAGCAATGCAAGCTGGAACTATTGCTACTGCTCCTACAACTGCAGTACCTCAAACATCAACAGTTACATGGGCAGCCCCAGAATTTACATTAAATAATGAATTTTTAATTATAAAGATAGGTTGGCAAATTACGACTGCGTCTAACTCTAACAACGCCGACATACTTCTAAGACATGGCTCTGGTTGCACCATGACTACTCCAACTTTTAGAGCTAGAAAATACAACATTAATTAATAACCAAGAAATCCTATAAATACTATCATGGCACTTAACTTTCCATCAGCACCACAAGTAGATGACACATATACCGACCAGAACGGCCGTTTATGGCTGTATGACGGTGTAAAATGGGAGGTGTCGCGCGGATCTAGTAATAGATTATTTAGCGGAGCAAAAGTTCGACTTGATACTTTCTATTCACTAACATCTACACCCACAGCATTAGATTATGACTCTGAAGAGTTTGATATTGATAACTACTTCACATTAACTCAGGCGTCAAGATTAACAGTATCACGTGATGCTTATTATAGAATATCAGGTACATTCTTCACAGGATCTCTTGGTACTGGAAGTTCATACACATTCTCATTGGTAAAGAATGGAACTATAACATTACAAACAGTTACAGTTGCTGCAAATCAGGCGGCAAATTATGATGCAATTATCCAATTATCAGGTACTGATTATGTTCAAGTTTTTGTTAGCGAAGCTGATTCGATTGGCACGCTTCTTGCAGGTTCATATGTTGAGATAACACGAGTAGGTTTGACTGCTGGTACAGCAATTGGATCAGCAAATGCTTTCTCAGGAGTTAGAGCTAGGTTGACTTCTCCATATACAATGGCGTCAACTCCATTATCTATTGTATGGAATGCATATGACTATGATACAAATGCTAATGAACAAGGTGAGACATATTGGAATGCTGCTACACCTACGCGATTAGTTATTAAGAAAACTGGTTATTATAATGTTAAATCATTTATCTATACAAGTACTGATGGTGCAGCAAATTCTTATGTTATAACATTACGAAAGAATGCAGGAACTACATTAGCAACAATAAATCTTAGTGCTAATGATTTTGCTTCAATAGATGAAATTATGTACTTACAACAAAATGATTATTTACAAATTTTAGCATATAATACTGGGTCAGTAGGTCAAATTACTACAGACACATATTTAGAAATTACAAGACTAGGAGTTTAACGAATGGCATTTATTAAATCAACAAGCGTTGTAACAGACACCGCCATTACGGTTCCTAATTTAACCGGTGGTACCAATGGTAGGGTTGTTAGGATCAATGGAACAAATTCAGTTGCTAATGCAGCAAATACAGATAGTACAGTTCAACTAAACTCTGTATTAATTAAACAAAACGATACGTACTATGCATCAGGAGTTGTGTCGGGTTTTAGTTCACTTTCACCAGGTTCTCCATACTTCTTAGCATCTGATGGAACTCTTACTTCAACACCACCAGTACCAACTGCATCTGTTCGGGTGTTGTATGTAGGGTTTGCATTAAATACTACAGATCTATTATTTAGACCAGGTACCCCAATTTCAGGCACATAATAATGCAAATTTATACATGGGATAAACCTGGATACGAGTCTACTTATTGGAAACAATACTATAAGCAGCGCGCATGTGGAGCAACAAGGGCTAGAAATTGCCAATGTTCTGAGCGTGATATAACTTATTCTAGAGAATTTTTTGAAGATGAAGGTGTATTTTCCCTTAGAGCAAAAAATATTGTAGAAAAATTAAACCTACAAGAGTCTACAGATATATTTGTAATAGGATGTGGTTTAGGTATTCTTATGGAAGAACTTAAAAAGTTAGGTATGAATTGTTGGGGTTGCGATAACTCTCAATATATTCAGTCAATAAAAAATAAAGAAAAAGCAGTCTTTCCAATCCATAATATCGATGTAACTGCAGCAGAC